AAGCACGCCATGCTCGGCGGCCTCATTTAGAGCCTAGTAGTTCTCTCTCCTCCACTCTCGTCTCGCCCTCCACCGGCGGGGCGGGAGTTTCATATACTAGGACGCTTATGGCCAACGGCGACATTCTCAGCGTGACGGTGCGGAATGACGGCTTCTCCGTCGATGTGGTCATTGACAACATGACGCCGGGCGGCACTTATGCCTTCGGAACCCTCCCCAGCGCCGCCAATTTCACGCTCACAGTCACCAGCGAGGGCTTCGACGCGACCGGAGTCTTGGGAACAGTGGTCCGCACTGTTCAGGGCACGAGCATCATGCGGCTGGCGTTCCCCAACGAGGCCAACCTCGACGAGATAGACGATACGCCCATCGCCGCCCAGATGACGGCTCGAATTTCGCTTTCGGAGTTTGTGTATTTCGACGACAACACGGGGGCGGGTAAGAGCGGCACTGCGCCCACCGTAACCATCGCGGCGAACTGGTACAACAACCCCATCGACCCCGAATCGAACAGCCAGCCCGTCACAGACCTTGCGGTGACGAACAATTCTGTAGTCATCTACCCCAAGGCGCTCGGCCAGTGGGACTATTACGCGGGCACGCACGGCTTCACTCGCGTCCTTGCCGATTTTACGTTGGCCTGCAACGCATACCACCGCTTCGGCGTAGCCGCAGTCATCTTCGACGCGGACGGCGTGACCAGCCTGAACAACGAGACTTTGACAATCACCAGCAAGACGGCGACTCAGCGAACAGCTTCAGGGCTCTTCGCCGAGGCATACCACGCCACCATACCCATAGCGGCGTTTACCCAAGCCGAGCAGATCACCTGCCGCTACCGCGTCTTTCCTGTGGTTGGCGACGCGGCGAGCGTCTTAGACACGAACGACCTGTCCCTGGCGGCGGAGATATTGGCGCAGGAGTATTTGGGTTGGACCGAGATCGACGTGACTTGCGACAAGGACGATGCAATCACCACCAGCCTGATCGCAGTGGTAGACACAGCGGGCGTTGATGCGACGGGCATCGTGGGCACGCTCGCTGCTGCCGAAGCCGCCCCCTTCTTAACGATTGGCGGAGCCATAGACGCCAGTACAGGAGGCGGAACACCAGCCACCGCGCTCAGAGTGTTCGTGAAAGCTGGCACGCACAAGTTGATTGGTGTTGCCCCGTCTCCCCGTGTGACCACCGCGTTTAACATTACTGCGGAGCCTCATTCATCAACGAACCAAGCAGGCGCAATCCTCCAGATAAGCAGCGGCATAAAAGCATACAACACCGAGCGGCTCATGTATATGGGGAATTCTATCCACCGTGACGCTGCGGCGGGATTTGTAGATGGCTCGAACCTGAACAAGATTTCTTATGTTGGATGTCTATGGAATGTTAGCGGGGCTGCCAGCACTTCAGCTGGACCGGGGCATCTGAGTCAGGGTACTTGGTATATCAACAACGAAGGTGACCTAAGCGACTTTAATCACGGAATAGCGTCTTTCTCTACATCTCGGACGGCTTCCGTGTATGACGGAAATGTGATAGCCGAATCCACAACCGCCGCCAACGTAGATTCCAACGCCCGGTTTGTGTGCAATCTTGTGACGGGGCCTGTGACGATTTCTCAACAGCAATCAGCCGCATTGAATCCCGCACCAGAGATAGACAACGCTCTTTGCATATTCAATAAAGTTGTCGCCAACGAACGAAATGCCAGAATCCTGCTCCTGGGCAATGCTGTGGCCATCGCCACGGGCGCGGTTGTCATTGGCAATCTGTTCGAGTGGAAGACGGGCACCAACCCACTCACTGAGATCGCGGGTGTTACGGGCTCTGTTGCCAGCGAACACATCATCCTTGCTCACAACACATTTGTGGGTGAGCGCGAAAACTTCGGGTACAACGATGTCGGCACTTCCGCCGTCAACCATTTCAACTGGTTACAGAAGTTCAACCACATGCGCGACTGGAACAACAAAGATGACACCTTCGGCACCGGCAACGCCAACCGCATCGGCTCATGGCCTGTAGGCTTCGGCGTTGGATTCGTAGGCAACAACTACGAACTCTCGGGCTTCCCCGGCGAGTTCCCGGGCATCGACAACACACAGGACGACCCACCCCCGGCAGTCTTCGTCGATGACCAATCCCTCTCCGGTGGTGGTGCGGGCAACGGCGACTATCACCCCGTAGGCGCACTGCTCTCTCGCATCCCCACAGGCGAGCGCGTCGCCATAATCGACTTCGACGGCACTACCATTCCCGACGATGGGACAGGGGCAGCCGGAGCTTTGCAAGTCGTGGTTGTCTCCGCCACCACAACTGACTATGGTGATCTCTCTGGCCCCGGCGTAAAGCACCGGGGCCGCGCCCTCCGCCTCTTTGGCTAACCTCTCGCTCAGGAACCGCCACCCATGCCCCCCACCCCCCTCTCCATTGATCCCCCCCTCGATCGCGCCCTCGACGCCCAGCGCTACCTCGAAGCCCACGGCCTCTACACCACCGTCCCCCACATCCACTCCTCCGACCTCTCCCTCTCCGCCGACCCCTTCAAATACTACCTCACTCGCCGCCTCAACCTCGCCCACTTCCTCTCGTGGTCCGCCGCCCTCTCCCACGGCTCGTGGTTCCACGCCCGCGCCGAGCACTACGACCGCGACGCCTCCGAAGTCCACCGCCTCATGTCCACCGCTCTCACCGCCCGCCTCGACGAACTCCGTGGCCTCTGCACCTCCCGACAAGTCCCATCCGATAAAATGCACGACCTCCTCTTGCGCGAAGAACGCGCCGCGCACGCCGCGTGGGCCTACTTCGAGGCCGTAACCTCCCTCCGCTCCCACCCCTCCCCCTCGCTCGCCTGCGGCATCCTCCCCTACTTGGATCGCCCCAACTTCCAGACCCTCGCCACCGAGGTCTCCCTCTCATACACCGATCACGCCAACTTCCCCAAGTGTCCCCTCGTCTGCCGCATCGACCGCCTCGTCTACAACCACAAAACGAATCGCATCTGGATCCTCGACTGGAAAACCTGCACGTCCTCCACTCACGACCGCCTCCAGACCTGCACCATCGAAAACCAAACCCGCCACTACCTCTACATCCTCTATTACCTTATCCAAGAAGGCGTGATCCAAGACCGCTACCACCTCCCCTCCTCCGCCAAGTGCGGCGGCATGATGCACATCGCCATCCAGAAGCCCACCATCAAATTCGGCCAACGCGACCGCCCCTACCACTACATCTCCGAAGGCAAACGCTCCGGCATCTCCGGCGAAATCCATTTTCGTAATAATCGTTGGGAAGTAACATTTAGTTTGATAGGCGTAAGAAAACCGCCCAAGTCGAAGAATTTATTCCACACTAACGAAAGCCTCGCTACAGAGTATCTGCATAGTTACACCAACAAGAAACCTACCAAGGTGTTCCACGGCGAGCCCTCGCGTCACCTCTTCCTCAAGCGCTGCCTCGAATGGTACAAGGGCGAGGGCGATTACCTCGACGAAGCCCCTCTCCGCGAGGCCCAGCCCACCTTCAACGTCTCGATCACGCCCATCACCGAACTTGACGAGGACGCTGAGGGCGAGTATCTTGACAACACCGCCCGTGTCTACTCGCTCGCCACAGCCAAACCTTTCCCAATGAACTTCCCACGGGTCGGCTCCGGCATGACCTCCCACCACTCCTCCCTCTCCCCCTACGCCCCCTTCTACGTCTGCCCCGTCCGCGACTGGCCCGAGATCATCCTTCGAGAAGGCTTCATCCAACGCTCGCGTGAAGAAGAGGATGCCGCCACAGACAAAGAGGACTCCCCCCAATGACCAACCCATCCCGCACCTACCACGACCCCCTCGGCCCCTTCATGCCCGAGATCATCCGCGATTCAATCAAGCCCCACATCGACGATCTGTGCAAGACCCAGGAGTTCGACTCCATCACCGAACTGCGCGACGCCTTCACCGCGCGCACGGGCTCCAAGCCCGCCATCGCGCGCTTCCGCACATGGCTCGCGCTCTGCGGCTTCGCCTTCCAGCGCAAGGCCACCCTCCAAACCATCGAACCCCCCTCCGCTCCCCCCACTGAATAACCCCCTCCCTTCCCACGGAGCCCCCTCATGCACGACACACAGACGAAGCCCAAGTGGCGAACACTACCGGAATTGTATGAACAAGCCACCATTGGAAAATGGAAAGTCGCAAGCGTAGCTGGAAACACGCGAATAGAAGTCACCAATGGCATCTCAATATCCGGACTAGGCAATACAGGAGTCGCAAACAAGGACCAAGCAACTATAGAACTTATCAATCGTTCACACAAATGTTGCCTCGCCATGTACGGCGCGCTGCAACTTCTTGTGGCGCATGGTGCTCCGCCTGGCGACAGAATGCGAGCACTAATTGTTTATTCTGCCCGCGAGGCCCTCCGCCTCGCGGACGGGCTGCCAGCGCAAGAGGAGGGGGAGTGATGGCCAGGTTTATCACATTGCATAGAACAGGACACATTTACGCTCACCTTCGCAAACACCGTGCAACGACAGAAGTCAGGACTTCAGAAATTCTTTGCATCGAAACTTATTGTGAAACAGATACTGCTCCTGCATATCCAAAGCTCAGTTCCTCACTCTTAATGCGAGGGCACGACCACGAAGTATGTTTCGACGAAACTCCCGCACAGATCAAGAAGCTCATCGAGGAGGCGAGTGATGAATAACATCTTTGTTTATGTCACCGAAGCTATGGTGAGTAAATATTCAGACGAAATAAAAACCAAAGATGACCTTGGCTCCACTGATTGGGCGGTCATTCCACAACCTGGAGTTATAACGATGATTCCAATCCATAAAGTCACTTCTATATCTACAAAAAACGAAACAGGTGAACCACTTGGAACTAACGATTGGGATAGAAAGTTCTATCCTAGTGCAAAAGCGGTAGTAAGGTTAGACACAACAGACTCTAAGTTTAGATACCTACGAATCGAAGAGTCAATGGAAGAAATAGAAGGCCGAATCAAAGATATGTGTACGGAGGATAATAATGACGCAGACGCTTGAGCATGGCAAGACCATCGCGCAGAAGTATGGGAAGCTCCGTGGCGTAGGCGGCGGCATCTTCATGTGCCCCCCGCTCCACAACCAACTCATGGTCATCGGCGGCGCATCCTCCTCGGGCAAGTCCGCCCTCCTCCAATCATGCCCCGACGCCTACATATTCAACACCGACCTCTCCGGCGTCACCACCCCCACCTACCGCGCGACGATGTGGCCCGGCTTCGACACCGAGGGCAACCCCGCCGAGGGCGCTAACCCGGGCGAACAAGACTCCTACGAGGACAAGGAACTCTCCGATCAACAAGGTTTTCCCGTCCACCTCAAACGAGTAAAAGCCACTTGGAACGCCTTCCTCGAACAGAAGAAGATCCTCGAACAGATGGCGGACGACAACGACCCCGCCCGCCCCAAGATAATCGTCATAGACACACTCACCACCTGCATCCGCATGTGCAAGCCCTGGGTCACAGAATATTTCGGCAAGCAAACCTTCGGCGAACTCCACGGCCAGCAGGCATGGGGCACCATCTACGATCACCTCCTCGACTTCGGTATCGAACTCCACTCCAAGGGCTATGGCGTCTGTTACGTCGTCCACTTCGGCGACAAGATCGAGGGCGAGGGCGAGCACCGCCGCTACATAGAGAACGTGCCCACCATCTCCGACAAGCTCTGGAACCGCATCTACCCTGTCTGCTCCTTCGTCGCCGTCGTCGAAGTCCGCCGCGAATCCTTCCAAGAAGATGTCGCAGTCAAGAACCTCGACGGCACCCCCAAGTTACTCGGCAACGGAAAACCCCGCACACGAAGAGAATCAGGCACACGCCCCGTTCACTACCTCACCTTCGAGCACATCGACCAACGCAACGCCGCCAAGCGCCGCGTCGCCTTCACCTCCGACCTCAAGCTCTCATCTCGTGACGCATGGACGCAACTCGAAGACGAATACTCAAAGGCCCGCAACCGAATGATCCAACCAGAAGGAGAACCCGCATGAGCGTATCCGCATCCCTCGGCAAACTCGTCGCCCGCTTCAACACCGCCAACGCCAACATGGGCTACGGCGGCCTCGGCAAGTGGCCCTACGAAGACGAAGGCCCCGGCGAAAAGGAATACACCGCCGACCTCGTTGCCTTCACCGCCGAAGATGGCACCTTCCGCCACGGCAACCCCGCCCAAGAACTCCCCGCCATCGTCTTCCAGTTCCACTACCGCTACGCGGACGACCCCAACGTAGGCGAACTAACCTTCAAGGGCCAGCCGATGATCCTCCCCATCGACGAATCCGCCGAAGCCGCCCTCCCCTCCAATCAACAAATCCGCGTGCGCATCTCGCGCGACCGCCTCAAGGGCTGCCTCAAGGGCTTCACCGGCGAAGAGAGCCCCGACATCGAACAGGCAGTCGCCTTCGTCCAGACCAAACTCGACGAAGCAGAGGCCGCCCAATCCATCGTCCAGGTCCGCCTCAAGCAGAACATCCGCGACACTGAAAAGAAACAGGGCGACACCGTGCGCAAGCGCAGGGACAAGGAAGACTTCATCCAAGAACTCATCGCCGGATAGAGGGCCTGTGGGAAGGGGCCAATGGACCGAACCCCTGCGCGCCCTACGGCGCGAAACTCGGTCCCCCGGCGCTCGCCCTCCCCGGCGGGCGTTGGTTTCCCCCCAACACAGGAGCCCTCGAATGAAAAATGCAGAAGCAGAGATTGCGGAACTACGCGAACTACTAGAAGCTATGACTCGTGATCCTACTGTTACGCCTTCTGATCCTAATTCTAATTATAATTATATCTGTGGAACGTGTGGCGCAATAAGAACATATATGGGTGAAGGTTTCCCGCACAAAGAGGGCTGCGCCCTCGTGAAAGCAAAGAAATGGCTCGCAGACAACCCACCCCTCAAGGAAGCCTAAGTGAAAGAACCTTTGTTCGAGGCTAAGTGTGAGGCGAATATCCGCCCTGTTCACAATGTCGAGCGTGTCGATTACGGCTCGCCCATCGAGATCATCACGTCCCCCATCCAACACGCCCCGCGCATGAAAGTCCCATCCGATAAATGTCGCTCCACGAACTACCGCGTGAACGGCCGCGCCGCGCTGGGCATGATGGAGCAGCCCCACGCATCGGGCTTCCACCCCTGGCTCGTCTTCTCCTTCTCCTACGCCCCCACCGAGCCATCCCCCAACTACGACACGCACTCCTCCCGCCTCGCCGAATACGAGCCCCGGCCCTACAAGCTCGAATGGCTCATATCCATTCCCCTCCAGTCCACATGGAACGTCCGCGACGACGCCCTATCCTCCCTCCGCGCGCGTCTCCTGCCCATCCACATGCGCGCCATCTTCTCCAAGTACGGGAACCCCCACACGAAGGGCCGCTGGCTCTCAGAACGCCTCCTCCCCCGCCGCCGGGGCGCGTCCCTGCGCATCCCCACCCTCGGAAAGCTACAATTGTTCATCCCTCTGTTCAACCCCGCTTGACGGAGCCCACACATGCCGTCCGAAACCGTATCATCTGACCTAACGCGAATAACCTGCCGCGATAAACCCGTCTGGTTTCGCAGTATGGACTACAATGCTAAATTTGCTAAACAACGAGTTATAATGAAGCAAACAGATGTTTGCCCTCTTACTAATAAGAAGATTGCAGAAGGGGATGTCATATACATGGTGTTCAGCAATCAAGCCCTTTTCACTAATATCATGTGCAAAGCTAGTCGTGTTGACAAGTTAGGACTTGTTGAAGCTGCCGAAGCTATCACTGTTTCTTACGAGAAAGCCAAGGAAGCAATGAATAAACAACTCGCATGGAGAGACAAGCTACCAGTAGAGGAGCCTTGACATGCCCCCCTCCGCAAAGGTCGTAGTCCACTTCACCACTGGCTCCGAAGTGCTCACACACCACAAGGCTGTGGACGCCACTTCCCTTCTCCACACCACCACACTCAAGCAAGTCTTTAACGCCGCTTACACTGAAATCGACGCCGCCCATCCCAACACCCCCGTCTACATAAGCGGCTTCACGGTCACGATCATTCCAGAAAGGACGAACCTCGAAAATGTCCCATGACACCCCCTCGCTCCCCGCCGCCCTGCGCCTCCTCTCGAACAACGTCCTCCTCCGCGAAGACGACGCCGAAACTATGGCGGGCGCGCTCCACATCCCCAAGGACTCCCAGCAGAAGCCCACCATCGGCACCGTCCTCTCCTGCGGCCCCGGCCTCCACCTCGAAACCGCTGCCGATTCAAACATTGCACAACCTCGAACTTGGCACCGCCCCATGACGATCTCCGTGGGTGATCGCGTCGTCTACTCTCGCTACGCGGGCGTCGATATCACGATCGACGAGCAAGAGTACAAAGTCCTAACCGAACCCGAAATCCTCCTCATCCTCCCCCCACAGGAACCATCGCCATGAACATAAACGATCTACCATTCAAGACACTAAACATCGCGGTGGCAGTTTTAAGAAAGTCAGCAGCAGAAGACAAAGACATCCCAGTGTCAATGGATTTCACGTTCATCATCAACAACCACGATAGTAACGAGCCAACGAAGATCACAGACCTTTCAAGGTATCCGTTAATAACTAGCGACCAGCTACTCACAGCAACCGCAATAATTCCATACTGGTGGAGGGTGAGCGGAACTTCAAAATGGAGCCCTCGGCAACTATATGTATCGTCAGACAGACTTCGAGAAGTATACGCGAATGAACTCCCGTTATTGACCAACATTTCATCCTTATTACTTCTTGGCGCATGCGGCGATGCAGAACTAGAGGAGTACTTTGTGAAGCAAATCGAAGAAGGCGATCTTGGAAACATAAACCAGTCAATAATAGAAGTACACATGGAGTATATCAGAATAGGACTAACCGAACACACTAACCAACAGATCCTTAAAGAATTCCCAGACCTAGAAATGTTCGTCCACGCCAAAGCAAATGAATCGGATGGGACTCAAACAAGGGAGCCCTGACATGGTGTACCAACTGCCCTCCACCAAGACCGACCCCGCCACCGAACGCGCCTACCGCGAAGGCTACTGCGTAGCTCGTGGTCTTCTCCCTCATCGAGGTAAAACAGATTATTGCAACAAGCAACAGCGCGAATTGTGGTTGTGGCGCGACTGTATCCCATGCACACACAAATCACCACCGCCTGACCATCCTAGCGGTTACATTCGTGTGTGAGTGTCCCGAGGATTATGAGCCCGAGGACTTGGGCGAGTGGTGGCCCCTGCTAAGTCCCGCGCGCTCTTCTGGTTCTTGGGTTCACGCTCCTTGTCCCAGGGCTAACCCTGCGCGCGCTGGCCGCGCGTATCCTGCGCACGCGCACTGCGGTGGCGCGCTGCTTCCGCGACACGCGCCGCGTGCTGGCCTTGAATCCTCTAGTTTTTCTGCGTGCTCTCGCCATCATGGGTCTCCGCTATTCTCTTGACAAGCTGCCTCGCCCGTGCGCTCGATATCTTATCGCTCGCTAACAAGCCCTCGTGGTGCTCCCCTTCAACGATAGCCGTCGCCAGTTCCTCCATAGCGCTCACGTTTCCCAGCCTCCCCCTTCTCTCCCTAAACCACCCCGCCACCGCAGCCAACAACCCTCCGCCTCCGCCCACCGTGGTCACGGTCGAAATCGCTCCAACAGAGGGCGTCCACTCCGGCGCGTACCCGTCCCTGATCTTCTCTATGGTCATCGCCGCAATCGCGGCCACGATCTTATCGTACTGCTCCCTCTCCGGAGTCCCCGGCGCGAACATCTGCCGCTGCACATCCCACTCCTCCATCGTCCGCGCCGCCTCACTGATCGAGGATATCAATGACTCAACATCCGAATCCATCTCTTCCAAGACAGTCCCATCCGATAAGTTTGGCGATGTGTCCTCGGGTAGGCTCGCTGTCACGCACCCCGCCAAGACGCTCGCCGCTATAATTGCGTGCAACACTGGAGGTCTCCTATGAAGGTCAATCGCTACCGCCAAGGCAACTCTGTTAAGTTGGACAAACATGGCTGTTGCCTCATTGAAGATCCCGAAGGTAATCCTGTCGCCTATGGAGGACCATCATCCATCCCGCTCTCGGAAGCTCCTGATCCCAACCGCCCAAAGCTCTACGTGAAGGAAGTTGACCACGAATCGAACATAGTGGTCTTGATGAGTACGGAAGATGCGTCATCGCTCGAATCCTGAAAATGGCGCGAACGCCGGGTTCTGTCCTGGCAACCTCGCCGCCTCCACCGCCTGCTCCTGAAGCGCCCTTCGTATGGCGTCCTGCGTATCCGGGCTCACCTCGAACCTGTTTCCTCGCGCGAAGTCCCGCTGCCTCGCCGTCTTTCCCCTGATGATAGCCTCGGGTGGCAGACCCAACCTCGCGGCCTGCTGCGCCACGATCTGCTGAAATATCGGCCTCGCCTCGGGCGGCAACGTATCCAATATGCGCTCGGGGCGCGGTGTCTCCCGCTGCTGTATCTCTCGCCTCAACCGCTGCTTCGTAATGTCCATAGGCACGCCGAACCTTCTCGTGAACTCGTTCTTTATCTTCTGGAACCTCTCGATATTATTCGACAGCAACGAGTTAATGGCCTGATCCTTCAGCGCGTTCATCTGCTCCCTGCTCCTGATAAGGAACTGCTCCAACTGCTGCGTATCGCCGAACCTCCCCAGGTCTACGCCCAGCCCCTCAAGCACTAGATCAATCGGCCTCTCGAACGAGATAAGGCTCCCCGAGTTCGCGTCAAATACGGGCACCCTTCCCTCTTCATTAAGCTGCGTGTAGTCCGCGAACCTCCGCTGCGGATTCAGCGACGGCGTTGTGTCTATCTTCGGCAGCACCCCTATCGCGCGCGACACCGCAATCCCACCGGGCACCACCCTCGGTAGGATATCCCTCGTGAACTGCACATCCTCGTCCGTGAACGCCGCCTTGAACACGTCCTGCCCAATATCCACGATGGGCGGCACCAACCCCCGTCCCTCCTGCCCCAGCAACAGGCTCGGGAACTCAGTCGTCGCGCTCGCAAAGCCCGCCCTCTCCAGATCCACCCCAATGAGATCCTTGCCCGCCTCGAACATAATCGCCGACACACCCATGCCCCTCAGCACATCCACCGCCACCCCGCCCACGCCTCTCCCGAACCCTCTCACTCCCTCACTCCCCCCCACGAACCTGCTCGTCTCCGCGATCCCCGTGAACGATCGCAGCGGGAAACTGAAGAACTGCCGCATCAGCGGGTTCTCCAGAAGGCGGGAGAACGTCAACTCCTGGCTCGCTCGACTCGGCTGGAACCTCAGCGGCGTATTCAGCGGATTGCTACCGAACTGCGTCTCCAGCACGAACTCCCTCAACTCCGTCGCCTGCCCCGGCGCGAGCGCATCCACATCAAAGTTTCTTGCTCTCGCCAGCGCGTGCGCGGCCACGTTCCGATTCATCATCTCGGCCTTCTCGAAGGGCTTCAACAGGAAGTCGCCCGACAGCACCTCCTGCCTAAACGCCGTCTCTCCACCCAGCGCCAACCCCCTCCCGCCCTTCTCGAACGAGATCGCATCCAGACTCTCAAGCACGTCGTCCGTCGCCCCCAGCAGATCCACACCCTCCACGTCCGCGAACCTGAAATTGTTCCTCACCAACTCCCCGCGCTGCGCGTTCGTAATGGGCCTCAGCCCGAACCGCGCCGTCCTCTCCGCGAAGTACCCCCCCATCTCCCTGAACGCCGCCCCGTACCCCGCCAGCACATTCCTCGCCCCTACGAACGTGCTCGCCAACAAGAAGGGCTGCGTCGAGTTCAGCGCCACCGACGCCAGATTCACCCCCAAGTGCGTCTTGTAGAGCAGATTCGCAAGCCCCCTCGATATAGAACCGCCCGCTCTCAACAAATCCGTATCCTGATTCGCCAGTTGCCTCATCCTGTCAACTACGCGCTTCCCGTAGACTCCCGACTCACCAATCACCTTCGCGGCGTCCGTCCTCACGAACGAATCGAGCATCTGCTTCCCCGTGTGCAGCGCCGCGATCGAAGCCGTATTCCGTACTGACAATCTCCCTAACGCTCTCGGGACAATCACATCCGTAATGACTCGCTGCCTATGTGGATCCTTGATGAGTTGGAACTCTCTCTGGAACGCATCCGCCATCGAGAAGCCGCCTAGAGGCTGCTGAGCCTCCCCTACCTCGTCGAAGATCGAGGAGACCCTCGCACCCAGCGCCCGCTCTCCCTGCGGCCCTGCCCTGCCTGCCGCCTCCAGCCCCACCGCAAACCTCAACCTCCCCACCGGATCCGCCGCTAACGCTTCTGCACGCGACGCCTTCTGGAGCGCGAGCACTTCTTTCCCTGGCTTATCCACGAAGAACGCGAACGTCCTCGTCGAATCATCCACATACTTAGTGACCTGAGCTAAGGGCCTTAGTCGATGGAACCTCACCACCCCTTCATCCGCGTTCACAAGCCCTCTCTCAAGGATCGCGTCCCCCACACTGATCTGACGCCTTAACTCATTGGTCGCCCCGAACTGATTCCCCAGCCCCTCCAGATCCCTCGGATGGAAAAGCCCCGTCGCATTCACCCTCGGTATCGTCGCTCCCGCAGGCCCCAGTCTTCTCGCGTCAGCCGTCGCCGCTCTCAACCTATCCACATCTATCGTTTTACCCGTCGCCAGCTTGAACCCTTCGCTCACATTCCTCGGAAAGTACGTCCCGTTCTCCCTTATCGGCGCTAACACCGTCTCCCTGATCGCCCTCGTGAACTGATCCCTCGTCACCGCTCCCTGCCTCACATCATTTGCAAACTTCCCCAGCACCTGCCCCACCAGATCAATCCCAGCCAAAGTGTCTTTGTTCGGACTCACCACTGGATTCGCCAGCCCTCTGTAAATCCTCAGTATCGCGTCCTCATCAGGAAACAACTCGTCCGCTGTCTCCCTGAACGTCCTCACCATCGCGTCCCTCAACCCCGTGAGCCCCATCTGTTGCAAGATGATGTCAGGATCTTGCGCAATAAGCGCGGGCCTCCTCACCTTCTCCAACGTCAGCACCCCCTTCTCCACAACCGGGAACACCTCCTCTATCTCTCGCGCCGCTCCCGTAATAGACGCATGAACGGCCAGCATCCCCCGCTCCACCTTCCCCGCCAACTCCGGGTTCGGTATCCGCCTCGGATCAAGCGTCTTTACTCCCAACCTCTGTTGCGCTTCAAATATCGCCCTGCCCAACCCGTCGCCTCTCCTCCGTCTGAACGCATCCATCGCGTCGCTCACTTGGAACGAACTCGCGCCCGTCGCCGTCCCCCTCAAACTCTGGAGCGGCGTCGTGCCTCCAACCTGATGCAACAAGCTCCCGTTTTCCGCAATGAACGGGTGATACTTAGGAGCCAGCCTGAATATATTCTCTGCGCCTCTTCCCACCGCCGTAAGCCCAAAGGCGCTCGTGGCGAACATAAACCACACCCACGGGTTCGTCGCAATATCCACCAGCGCATTGGACACCCCCGTCCCGCCCGCCTGCGCCTTCAACCTCTGCGACAGCGAATCCCTCTCCTTCGCCCCCAACGACGAACCATCAAACAACGCGCGCGCAGCGGAGCCCGCCGTCAACTCCCCATCCACAAGCTGTGTAAATATCACGCCCGGCGCATCGAAGGGCGTCACCCTCTCGAACTGCGCCGCCGCGCTGAATGACGGGAACTGCGTCATCGTAAAAACCCCGGCAGAGGCTGAAACCCCCGCCGGGGCTCGCTCAGGCGCGTGCCCACAAGGGACAATCGCGCCTTTCCGCCTCATGCACCGTGTTACACCTATCTACCTGTCGCCTCACCATCAAGTGGGCAAGAACTCGAAGTCGAGCCCCACAACCATATCCGCAACATTGGTCGTCGCCGAATCCGCAACATCCAGACCAATAACCACGTTCTGGCTGATATCCTGAAACCCGCCCGTGATAGCGAAGGGATGAAACGTATTCGCCGCGCCCGCAACCGCATCGAACGCCGCAGTCAGCGCGACTCCCGACCCGATCGCGGTCGCATCCACCGCGCTCTTAAGCGTAAAGGTGAACGTCCCTGTCGCACCCTTCACCCCGTACCTCAACCACGCGCCCCTCAACCGCACATCTCTGTGAAAGATAGCGAGCGGCTGATCCGTGATGATATCCCCTTGGAAGTTCACCATCACAAGCTGCCTGAATCCCAGTGCAAAGTCGTTCAGTACCATCTTCCGGCTCCTTTATCCGAACTCTCTGTGCCCTCGAATCGTCACACTCACCAACCCCAACGCCGCAGCCGCCGCTCCCGAAAACTCCAGAAGTATTGCATCACCTCTCGACGCCCTGTTCGCATCAATGTCGGTCTTCAACCCCAGCGAGAACAGCACCGTATCCGCTGTCGAATCCATATCCACCGCGCTCGTAAGCGCAGTCCCCGCGCTCGACACAGCCGTCCCGTCCGCCAGCTTCGAGATATTCCCCGTCAGCGCGGCCCCGTTCGCCACCGTATACCGGATCGCCGCCTCATCAATAAACATATCATAAGGCGCTACGAACAGTATCACCCTTGTGGCCGTCGCCGGATCGAAGGGCAGCGGAGCCATGAGGAAGTTCACATTCGTCAGTTCTGATTCTGGTATCACGCTCATCTGTTGTCTCCTAGCTTAGAATAGCGACGATGTTTGATCCTCGCCACTCCGCCCTGTCACGCTCACCGTCCTGCTCACATCCCCGCCCTGCAACGTCCTCGATCTCGTGGACACCCTCAACCCAGCCTGCTGCGCCAACCTCTGAAGCACCTGGTCCTCCACCGTCCCCGGGCTCTGGAACCCACCCGTCGCCATACTCAGCGCCAACTCTTCGAGGAGGCCCTGCCCCTGCGGTCTCCCAATAAAGATCCCCCCCTGCGGCAGCCTCCTCCCAGCGCTCAACTGCATCGCAATATCTGGCCTCAGCGCCGCCAACCTCGCCGTATTTACCCCCACCAACTGCTGCAACTTCTGCGCCCGAATCGAATCCGCCACCAGCCCCGTCTGCCCCGCCAATTCCGCCTCTATAAGATCATCCAGATTGCTCCCCTGCGCCGTCCTCGCAAACCCCGAGATCACACTCGCCGCAAACGGCGCAGTCAAAGCCGCCACTGCCGCAGTCTCGATCGGCCTCCTCCGCGCCAACCCCGCCGCCCTTCGCGCCGCCTGCCCCAGCACCGGCGGCCTCCTCCTCGCCCCTTCCACAGTCGCCCTCGCGCCCGCCTCCACTCCTCCCGCCTGCGCCGCTTTCCTCGCAAACCCCCGTCCCCCCAACCTCAGCACCTCCGTCCTCGTCCCGCCCCCCCTCGTCGCAATCTCCACCAACAACTCCCTATCCCCCGGCAGATCCCTCACAAACTCCGTATTAACAATCCTCTCCCCCCTCTTCAACAACCTATCCAACCTCAACTTCGTACTCGCCGCCAACTCCGGCCTCACAACACCCTTCACCGCCCTCCTCAAGAGCGCCGTAACCGGCCTCCCCACCAACCTCGTAGCCAGTTGCGTCACAACCCCAACCCTATCCTCGCCGCCACCTCAGCCAGACTCGGCACCTCCACCTGCGAAATCTCCGCGATCCTCCCCGCCTCCTGCCCAATCAACTCCCTTAGCTCTGCAAGCTCCCTCACCCTCCTATTCGCGCGCTCCGCCTCCACATTCAAATCAATAAGACCCCCCAGCGCCTGCTCCTCCCTGATCTGCGCCTCGACCCCCGCCCTCTGCTGACTGATAAGTAGCGACTCCAACTCCTCCGCCCTTATATCCGCCGCACCTCCCCCTCCCCCTCTCAACAGTTGAAGGGCTGTCAAACCCAACAGCCCACCTGTTATGATCTGACCTATCCCCGGCACAAACCCCAGCGGCGCAAGCGCAGCCCTCCTCGCAACCGCCCCTCCCACCGCACGCGCCGCGCCTCTCCCCGCAGTCCTCCCCAGCGCAGCGCCCCCTCTCACCGTCGTCGCCGGAGTAGTCGCCGCCTCTATCGCGGCCACACTCGCTACACTCGGAGCAACCCCGAACGTCCCCGCCAACCCGCTCCTCGCAGCCGCAGCGCTCCTCCGCGCCCTCTCCGCCAACTGCCGCGCAACCGCATCCCGCGACCTCTGCGCCACCGCCGCCCCCCTGAATGTCCGCCTCTTCGCCATTACGCAGTTTCCTCAGGTGTCAATCCAGACACAAGCTCTTTCACTCTCTGTTGCAACAAAGCCACATGTGCGCGTGACGCATTCAACCGTTTAAGAAGGAAAGCAATATCATCACGAGCGTGAACTATAAAATCAGCATTAGAATTAGAATTTTCAGAATAGTCACCCAACTCACAAATGTGACATTCACGCGATATTAAATCATTACCATCTTCATCATAGCACTCAGGCCATCCTGAAAGGCCCTCCTTACAAACTTCATCTCCTATAGCGTAAGCCACACCTATAACTATTGCACTGCACTTTTCACCACATTCCTGTGCCATCCAAGGCCCCGGTGTTGCAAGATGCTCTCTTTTTATGATCTCTTGTTCACGCAATGCATTTCCGTCTCCTGCAACTTGTCCTGAGTTCAACGTTGCTTGAGTCATCATGCAGCCTCCTCTTCTAAAGTTTCCCTTGGTAATGCCTCATCCGTAAACCCCGCGCCTATCCACACCTTCCCCGCCTCATCCTTCGCGGCCCATATCACCATATCTTTCCTCTTCAGGTTCCTCCCCTTGAGCGAATGTATAAACCTGCGCACCCGCTTGGGAGTCCCATCCGATATCTGCGCGGGTTCCACCAGTTGTTCCATATCCTCCGATTTGATCGTGTGCAGCCCATGCAACGACAGCGCCACGCCCCCGTCCTCCTGCACGATTTCATGCACGAGGTGCGACAGCAACTTAATCTGCTGCGTATGCGGCTCAACCACTAGCGACTACTTTCATCCAGATGGCTCCAACAAGCTCTCAAGCAATATCTCACCCGCACCCCTGCGCGCTTCTCCGGCGCGTTCACTCGCGCGCCGCTGTATCCCCCCCGCGCGCCTGCGAAGCCCCGCTCTCTCGCCTCGCAACTCTTCGAGACGGCCCGTCGCCCCCTCGATGTTGAACACGTCCTCGAAGCCCGCGAACCCGAACTCCTCCGCGCTCCTCCCGATGAACGCCTGCCTGATCTCCCTCAACCGCGCCATCTCCTCATCATCCGTGAACGGCGCGAGCCCCGCAAGGAACTCATTGAACTGCTCATCACTGAACAACAGCGCGCCCGCGTTCGTCTGGTTCTCGAACACTCGCGCCATCGACTCGACCTGCTTCTTCGACCCCTCCGGGTCTATCCCCACCGCGCTCCCCGCACCGGGCAACCCCCTCAGTATCCCCGCCGCGTTCTCCAGCTTCGACAGATCCCCCTTCTTCTCGTCTCCGAACCTTTGATCCGTGTCCCTGAACGCATCCAAGAGCGCTGCGATCCTGAACTTATCAAACCCCAACTCCTCCAACCTCGCAACTGCTACGCCCGCTTCTGTCTGCCTCTCATCACTCATCACCCCCTGCGCCGCGCCCCTCACAAGCGGCGTCATCAGATCATTCAGCGCATCCTTGATCCTTCCCGGCGCTTCATCCGGCAAATCCAACTGTTTCACCACCTGCCTCGCAAGCGCCTCCGCCCTCCCCTCATCAAGCACCCTCTCCCTGGCCTCGGCCTGCAACGGCATCACCCTTCGCACATCCCTGAACTGCGCAGGCCCCTCTCTAATCGCGCCTCTCGCTGGCAGAGGCACGGGCACCACGCGACTCTCCACCAACCGCTCTCTCACCAGCGTCTCCCCCTCATCCAGCACCTTCTTCACACCGCCCTTTATCGCCCCCGCGTTCCTCGCCACGAGATCAATCCTCAACCGCGCATCATTCCTTGAAGCCACCAGCACCTCTTCCCGCATATTCAGGAACTCCATCGCCGAATCCTTGATCCTCCCGAACGTCGCCGGGGCCTGCTGCCCCCTCACCATCGAGAGCGTCCCCTGCAACGTCGCAATATCCTCCTGCACCTTGTCCGCCTCGATCTCCAGATTGATGATCTCTTCCTGCGCATCCCTCGCCGCGCCCGTATCTCCCACCGCGATCGCTTCCGCCGCCTTGATCTTCGCCCTCTCTATCCCGTTCCTCGCCTCCCTCTCCTTGCTCACCAACCTCTCCTCGAACCCCCGCTGTAACTGGTTCTCCTGCTGCGTAAATTCCTGCGCCTCCTGCGTCAACTGCGCCTGGAACTGCTGCTCGCTCTCCTGCTCCGCCGTCCTCGCCTCCCTCCCCAACTGCAACTGCTCCACTTCCGCCGTCTGCTGCTGCATCCGATTCTCTAACTCCGCCTCCTGCAACCTCTGCCGCGCATCAATATCCGCCTTCGCTAGCCCCGCCTGCGCCGCAATCCTCGCCGCTTCCAACTGCCTGTTCGCCTGCGCCTGCAAGTTCCCCGTAATCCCTTCAATGCCCCTCTGCGCCTGCGGCGTAATTGGATCCAGCACATTAACCGGCGGCGCGCCCGCCTGCGGCCTCACCGGCGATATAAACGACGCAATCTGACTCATGCCATCACCTCACTCATGCCGCACCTTGGAAGGGATTAAGGTTAAGCCCCGGTATACTCCCACCTCCGGGCGCGGTCGCCAACTCCGCGAGCGCCACAAGGCCCGAGAACGTCGAGATAATACTCTCCGGGTTCGCTCTCACAAGTTCCGCGAGCGCCGTCCTGCCCTGCAATTCAAGCTGCGTAGCCGCAGCCGCAATACTCGTCCTCAACTGCGCCGACGCAAGAAACAGCGCCCTCTGCCCCTCTAACGACCCTAGCCTCTGCTGGCTCGCCGCCAACCTCGCCTGCAACAACTGCTCATTGAACCTCGACCTCAACTCCACCACCGCGCGCCCCTGCCGAAGCCCCGCCTCCCTCTCAATCGAACTAAAAAGCGCCTCGCCCTCGCCCGGTCTCAACGGCTCACCCGTCTGCGGATTGAACCCTGCCGATATCGCCCTGCGCGCATCTCCCACGTCACGGTTGATATCACTACTTATCTGCGCGATCTGCTGGTTCGATAGATCCCTGAACCCTTCAATCGCTTCCGTCACCCCCGCCTCGAACACCTCCCGCTGCTCACCCGCCAACTCCAGAAGCCGCTCCGACTCCGCGCCCCCCGCCCCCCTCAACTCGGTGAGCCCTCTCATCAGCGCCTCGCGCGTGGCTTCGATCTCCGCCTCGTTCCTCCCGAACTGCCTCCCCGCCGCCCCCCTCTGCTGCTCAATCTCGCCCCCCAGCGCCCCCGTCAACTGATCGAGCAGCGTCGTGCGTCCCGCAGTCGCCGCGCGCCTGATAGAGAGGTCATTGATGCTTCTCGATAGCTCCGCCCCGGTGCCCGCTTGCACACCCGTAATCACCCTGTCCCCGCGTATCATCACATTTGGCCCGAACAACCTCCGCGCCGCGTCTTCCAACTCCGACCTTGAAGGCTCACCGCGCTGCCCACCGGACGGCAGCCCTCTGAATGCGTCTGATGTTGGACCAAACGTGGTCGGCTGCCCTACCCTCTGCCCCGCCATCCTTGCAAAGGGCGCGCTGAGGGATGGACCCGCGAACGAAGACTGCGCCCCGAACCCTGGCGCAGCGGGCGAACTGAATCGTGATAAGTCAGCAAAGCCAGTTGTGAATGAGGTCATGGTTCTGGCCTCTTGTCTCGTTGTGTCGCTTCGATCTTACCCTTCACACGCAGCATCAGCAACCTGTAATCCGCCTCGGGGCAGAACGTCTGCAACCCGATCGAGGGAGCTCCATGCGCGATTCCCAACCTCCCCCCTATATTCGTCTCCACATTGCTCCCCTTGAACGCCGCGTCATACTGCGAAGACCCGTCCACAATCGACCTGAACTTGTCCATGTTCTTCAACTGCGGCACGCTCGTAGCAAACGCCGCCTCGTCGTCCCCCCTGAAGTAAACCCCCTGGAACTTCGCATCTGTGGTCCCATCCGATGTGGCTGCTCCCTCGACCCGCGTGAACGCCGCGCCCACGGCCTCGATGGTCTTCTGCTGCATGAAGTCCCTCCGCCCGAACACGAACCCACCCTCGTCCTGCACCGAGATAGGCGGCGTGACCACGCTACAGAAGACCGGCGAGATCCCCACCCGATCATTCGTCTTGAACAGCGACCCGTTCTCCACCGTAACATCCTGCCCACTCACCGCCGTGATCTTGCTCTTCCTCCCGATATCCTCGATGGGCGTCGTCTCCAACACATACATCGTCGTGCCCACAATATCCGTGCCCGGCGTCCCTCCGCTCGTCGTAACCACGTTGCTCGCCACACTCCCAACATCCAGCCTCACATCCCCCGTCACCTCCAAGAATGTCACCCTCGCCTTCGCGCGCTCGAAGTCGTACGCATACACCCTTCCCAGCGCGCTCGTCCCCACGCCGCTCGTCTGCAACAGGAACGCCCTGTCCACAAACGGCGACTCAGGATCACTTATATCGCGTGTGAACAACCCTTCCGTCGCGGCTACGAAGTTCGCGTCGAAGAACTCGGTGATCTTCCCGCTCGTGATCCACAGGCACACCATCTTCTCAAGATCGGGGTTATGCACCATGATGAGCCCGGCGAACGCATCGTAAACCAGCTTCACATTCCCAAGTTGCCCTCTCCACTCATCTATGATGATCGTGTTGATCTCCGCCACGTCTTGCAACCCGCCCGTCGAGTCCGCCACCTTCAATCCCTTGTGCGTAAGGAAATACACGATCGGCCCCACAACCGTCATCGCCCTATCCCCCGTAATCCCGAACCCAATATGTATCTCCTTCGGGTTATCCAGTATGAACCCTTGCCTCCTTATCAGGTACACCTTCTCCCTCGCAAAGCCCAATATCGTATCGCCCACCCTCCCGAACCTAATAATCTCGCTCGTGGGTATGCTCGGCACAAAGATGTTCTCCGGCGGGAACAACTCCACGCTCTGCGTCCTCAAGGACGACCACCGCATCACCCCCAGCGACTGATTAAAGTCCTCGGGATCCTGCGTCTCTTCGGGCGTCGTGCTCGCGGGCGGCGGAACGATCTTCGACACGAGCATCGTCCCGTCAAACAACAGCGCCGCCCCGCCCCTCGGCACCTCCTCATCATATGTATCACTATCCGTGAACCCCACATGCGAAGTTATCCGGTTATCACTCGCCTCGAAGAAAACCGTCGAGTGCTGCTCATCCGTCTCCAGCGCATCGCCCGCCCCCGCCGCGCTCTTGGAGTCCACCAGATCAAACACCCTATCAAGGAACAACTGAGATATACTCAGCACCGGAATGTCATTGGGATTCTCCACACTCCTGTAAAACGCCACCGCATTAAACTTCTGCGTGTTGTAAAGGATGTTGACAGCGAACAGATCATCCTTCGCCGGATCATCGAAGGCCGTCGTGTCGATGCCCAACAGATCCGTGATCTGCGACCTTCTGCCCGTCTTCGTACTAATAAGCTGGTACGCGAACCCGTACCCGCCCGGCACAAACGCGCCGAACCCTGGCGTCCGCACCGCGATCCTGTCTATATCCTCGTTCTGTTGGAAGAACGCCGTCCCCCCAAGCCAAACGAAAGTGTCGGGCCACTCGGTCGTGTTCTGCCCCACCAACCGCAGACTACCGAACGCCGTCTCCCCCGCCGACAGATCCAGAAACGCAGGATCCAGCCCCGCGATCGAATTACTAACCGTGGTGCTCCACACCGGCCTCTGCCCCGGCCCCGGCGCGAACGCGCTCTGCTCCCCACCCAATATCTTCGTATCCGCAGGCCCCATATTCAATCCCCACGCGCCCGCTGGATACTGCTCCCCCGCACCCGCCGCCGGGGACACAGACGTATCCTCTATCTCAATCGAGACAACCTCCCGTCCCTCCACGAACACATACATAATCCGCCCCGAAGTCACCACGTCCCACTGCGCCGCCGCCGCTATATTCCAGTCCACCTCCAGCACCGTAAAATTCCCGTGCGGCACAATCCTGTACTCAAGCCACAGATGATCCGACGCATTCACGCCCTTCGCAACACTCCTCGTCCTGTACATAAACCCGTATATGAAGTCATTCTCTCCCACCTTCAACTCCACCGCGCGCACGTCCACAAACGTATAATCACTCGGCGGATCAACCGTACTCCCCTCCCACGTCCCCGCCCCGCTCGGCAGGTCCGCCTCCCTCACTATCCTGAACCCTTTGCTCGGCCTCAGCGCCACATCGCACGAGCCCTCGAACCCCACCAACCGCGAAGCCACATCCAATCCATTGGGCAGCTTCGCCGGAACGGTCGTCCTCGGACCCCTCCGCACCGCCGTCACATTCGTTGTTGGGAACGACCACTCCGTCTCAAGCCTGCGCTTTTCAGGAGGCACGCTACGTCCCCTCCACCAGGCTGTCGTCCTGCACCTTCACCTTGAACGGCCCCTCAAACGAGTTCCCCGGCACGAACGACGCCCTCACCCCAATCCCAAACGAAGCACGAATAAACTCATCCGTCTCCCCGCGCACCCCCGGCCTCAGCGCAAGGTCCATCTGCTTCAACAGTTCTCTCGCATCGCTCTCAGATATCTGCGACACTCACTTATCCTCCTCAGAAGATATGCCCGGTCCCATGCACATGCACCATCATCTCAGGATTATCTATCGTCTGTCGATCATAATGATCTCCAAACCTCATATTCAGATTCGACAGCCTATCTGTAATTGTCTTGATCGCCTCCGCATACTCAATGGCAATCTGGTTCGCTTTCTTCTGGCTCATCCCTCTCCCCAACCCAAACTTCGACGCGCCCGCCATCGACACCGCCTCCGCAATCGCCGTATACCCCGCCGGAACCACCTCATACTGATACCCCGTACTCACAGCGCTCGACATCACGGTCCTCGTCGTAAACACATCGTTCGCCTGCGAGTCAATGATGTGCTCCTCCCACACACTCGCAGCATCATTAGGATTCTTCCCTAGTATTCTTAGTATGCTCCCCACATACGCATTCGCCCTTCTATCAAATATCCCCAGCGTTGGCGTCTTCGTCCCCTTGAACGTCGTCGTCGTCAGCACCTCCCCCAAATTACTCGTCCCATCATGCCAATGCACGAACACGTCCCCCGAAGGCACATAGTCAATCTGCGCCGTGGACGCTACGTTCGGCTTCGGGTCAAACACTAACTGGTTATGCTCTATCCTCCAGTTCTGCCCATGCGGATGGAAATAACCCCTCGGCCTCCACTCCGCCACCAAATCCCCCTGATCGTCGAGCAGCCCCACCCTCCATATCTCCTGTATCTGTGGCGGCAACTCGTATGAAGCTACATCTTTCAGTATAGAAATCTGGTGCCTGATAAGCACCACGTTGTCCATCGTTAGTATCACGCGCGACCACACTTCATCTATCTTCGGCTGCACAAACCTGTTCACCGCGAAGTTCGCGTCATACTTACCCTCTCCCCACGACTCATCAAACAAGAACGCTATATCCTCAAGCGTTGACCACAAGATAGCGCCCGTTGAATGCATCTCACTCCAATCCCAGCATGTCGTCCGTATCGCTCAACGCCGCCTCCTCCTCGCCCACGAACGGCATCGCCCCCGACTTCAGCATCCTCGCCGTAGCGCTGTCCCACCCCTCTCTCTTCCTGTAATGCTTCACCATCTCATCCCTCTGCTCCTCCGACGCCATCTTCGCGTTATCCTCCATCTTCTCCGTCGCCACCATATCTCTCATCGCCTCATCCATAATCTCTACGGTCGGCCTTAACCGCTGCGCCATATACCTCATCGACGGCAAGTTCCCTCCATCCCCCTTATCCGGATGCATCATCAGCGCATGTATAACCCGAAAAACACCCTTCCTTCCCTTTGCTACCGGCCTCTTCTCCCACATAGCAACCGCGCACCCGCCCTTATCATTCATACAAAGAAACAGATCGCGCGCGAAGTCCTTACCCAGCTTCTCAGCCATACATCTCACACTCTCAACCCACAAGCACCTCACCTCCCTGTGCTTCATTGGATCAAAGATAGAACCTCCTTCGTGCTTCATCGCAAGCACCAGTCTATCTACAACCTTCACTTGCATGAGTCCCATCCGATAGTTGGGTTTCCGGGGTTTGTGAAAACGAGGACGGGGGTTTATTCCCGCCCTCATGGGGAGGATTCTCGCACCTCAGAGGTGGAGAAGGGATATCTATGTAGACAGAATCACGTTGTCATCGACGCCTTCCCAAACCGCGCCAGGTATCTGCTCCCTCGGCGCGTACTGCATCCGAATCATCGCAGGGAACTGCGCAGCTTCAGTGAGCAAGCCGCCCGACGTAATCGGGAACCTGTCCGATCCACTAAGCGCCTCGTTCACGAAGATCAACGGGATCTTGGGCACCTCGTTCATCTGTGTCCCAGCGCGGGACAACTGGTCGGGATCCGGAGGAACAACCAGAGACCAGTTGCTCGCTATCCGTGTGCCAATGATCGTCTGCTTCTCTAGATACCGGCTCGTAACCCCGGTATACACCCGTCCGGTCTGGCTCTCAATCCCGAAACCCTTTCCGAGTCCGAGATTCGTAATCGACCCGGGCCGGTTCGTCCGGTCAACCCTCTCTTTCGCCCGACGAATATCGAACACGTTGAGCCAGATGCCCGACGCTGCAATAAGGGTATCAACGAAGTATCCATACATCTCGAACATGCTCTCCATCGTGTCGAGATGCGCAAGGAGCTTGGTTTCCGTCAACGGACCCACACTCGACGCATGGAAGGACTGGAACTCGGGGTGCTGCGTCACGTCAATAAACTCGTTATTGGCCGTGATTGCTGAAGATCCCAGCAGCCTCTTCTGCGCGTTTGTCGCACCGGAATCTGGTGGGAACTTGTACCAATCTCTCCACGAATACAGACCCTCGATCACGTCAGACGCATCGGTCTGGTCCGCCAACACGATCTGTTCCGTGCTATCGCCAAGGTTTCCGTCCCACGTCGCTAGCGGTGCCGCTGTGCCATCGGTCGCCGTCTCCTCAGACGCCAACACGACCTTGTTCTTCAGCACATCAGCAGACGCCACGAACAGCCGCGCCCTCGCGTTAGTCGTGTCCGACTTCGAGACGAGCGTATTGTCAGAAATCTTCCTGATCTCGACAGCCTGCCCCTGTATGTACCTGCGCACTTCGCGCTGGGGAGGGAAGAAGGTAATCGTGAAGTTCGTGGTCGGGTCCACCGTATACGAGCCCGTGCCCGAACTTGGCCCCAACTCCGAATATCTGAACTGCTGCTCCCTGTCCAGATACCAACTGTTCGCGGCCCACTGCGCAATGTTGCGAGCGAACCCTCTGAACACCGGCACAACATGCTGCTTGATGTTCGCGGGCGTCGCGTCCAACTGCAACATACTCAGCGTAATCAGGAAGTTGGTCTCGATCGCGTAGATCGTGCCTGCCAGATTGAAAGGATTCGGGTTCGGACCTTCACGCGGATCGGGAAAAGTCTCCTGTGGCAAATTCCTAAACAACTTCGGCGCGCCTACGGGCGAAGTCGTCTGATCGCCTGTAATCGTGAACTGATTACTCTTCTGCGCACCTTGGATGACACCTGTGAGAGATCCATAGAATCTCTTCTTGAACAGCATGTCACGACCAAGACTGTCGCTCTCAGTGCTGAACTCCGGCAGCAGCATCCCCATGAAGATGGGGTCTGTCTGCGGCAGCAACTCGAAAGCCATGTTTCCTATCAACTCTTTGACCACATCCTTATTGCGATCAAAGAGTGAGTTCGCAATCGACGCCATTGTTTGTTATCTCCGTTCTTGTGCCATCAAGCGACCGTGCCCTCGCCTCTATCCGCGTTCGCCGCCGCTCTCGACAGCACATCAGTCGCAAAATCAACGACTTTACTGTCGAACTTCGGATCATGCGGATTATCAGGATCGTACTTGGGCATAGTCGCCGCTTCCCGTTCCAGTATGGCCTTGAACGGATCCTCTCCGCCTGGCATCGACGACCCCCTACCGATCTGGTTGGGATCCCCGATGAGCAAACGGGCTTTATCCGCCACTTGCTTCACCACTTCTGGCGCAACCTCATCAATCCAACGCATGTCGAGGTCTCCGCCAATCGCGTCCTTCTTCCTAGCCACCGCCGAGATCAGACCTTGATATATCTGATCGCTCCATCCTGCGCGCACCTTAGCTACGTCCTCTTCTCCCTTATCGCCTTCACGCTCTTTAATGACCTTGATGAACTTGTTGAGCATGGGGTCATTCAACACCGCTTCAGCAGTCTTGGTCCTCAGTCGATCCCTCAACACTTCTTGAAGCAACCTTCCCTGATGGTTCACGGATGCGTTGGTGTCCGCGAGTTCGCTCGTGGCTTGTCCATTCACCGCGCCATTCTGCGCGACGTTGGCAGCGGCCTGAGCCCCCGCGACCTGCTGTCCCGAACCCTCAACCTGCCTGTACGTATCACTAATGAATTGGTCCACGTTTCCCTTCCAGTCAACGCCCGCGAGCACCGTCCTCATCGCTCGCTCGGACACATCCACACCCACCTCCGCCCCATCATCCGGCATCACCAGCTTCACCGCGTCCTTCAACGCGCGCAGCGAAGTAAGCTCACCTTTCTCCCCCCTCATCGAATCCAGTTCTCGCTTCGCAGTGAGGAGTTGATTGATGGTGAACGCCTCGCCGCCAGCCGTGACCGTCGTGTCGAGGTTGATACTGCTCCCCTGCCCGCGCGACCCATTCGCGCCCGGTCCTAGGTTCACACCATCAGCGCCCGTCTGCTGTGTCTGTGTCGCGGTCGCTGCGCCGCCGCCTTGAGCCGTTGGATCTCTGAGTGGTTGGTTCCAGAACATGAGTCGTCTCCTTAGACAGCCTGTGGCAGCGCCCCTTGGGCCTGCCCAAGTCTACCTTGTGTTTGTTGAGCAATCAACGCGCTTTCCTGAAGATCCGGCACTTGCTCCGGCAAGATGGGCGAGATGAACCCGAGCAGCGCCGTCCTGTACCTGATAAAGAAGTCCTGCACCTCAGCCGAAGCCGCCCGCATCTCCGGTCCGCCCATGAACGCCTCCAACACCCGCAACTGGAACTCGGGCCTCTCCGTATGCGGCGTCACCACAATACTCCCCCCCGCCTGTCCGTCCCCATAGAGCGAGAGAATGTTCTGCACCACCACCTGATAAGCCGCTTTCTCCGGTTCTATCCACAGCGCTAGGTCGATCCCTTCCTCCAACGACAACAGTATGAGCCTGTCCGCGTCCGCCAACTGCGCCGTGAACATCGCCAGCGCCTCCTGCTTCCGCAGCGCCTGCGACCTAGGCGTTACCTCTTTCACTCCCACCCTCAACCTCGTCACATCCGGCAGCGGGTTCTGCTTGAAATCCACCGTCCCCCTCTCAAAGTCCACAATCGCCCCCACGAGCCCCAGATCCACCCTATCTATCGGCACCGGCCTCGGACTCGCCACCATCTCCCTCGTCGCAGCCGCCAACGCCCACCGATGCACCGACGAGAACACATTGGTAAACCCCCTTGCCGCGCTCACCACGCTCTGCTTATCGTTCTCATCCAGGAACTGGAGCCCCGGCAGCGAATCCACCCTCCCCTTCTCCCTCAGCAAATCTCGGATGGGACTCGTCTGCTGGATGATGTCCCTCAGGAACGCCGCCGTCCGCCCCGGCGTATCCCCAAGCGTCGGGGGAGCAACCGTAATGGGATTGAACGACTGACCCGCCGCCGCCAATCGAGGATCGGGGCTCGCAAACGTAAAGTGCAACGATTTACCATCATCCCTTAAAACCTCTCTCTTATTCAACTGCGCCTGCGGCATTATCACCACCGGATACTGGTTCAAGTCCTTCGTATTATCAATCAGATCCTCCACGAACCTCTCGAACTCCCGCACCATCGAGAACAACAGATCAAACATGCCCATCCCGTGCGGATCGCCCGTATCAATAAACGAGTCCCATCCGATTGGGCAGAAAACCGTCTGATTCTCGAAGCGCTGGTCCGTAATCACGAACTCACCACTCGCCGCCGCATAGCTCTTACAAGTATTGCGCTCGCCCGTGATCCACAACTCCCTCACCCGCACCGCAGTGAACCGCGTCGCGTCGCTTATCGACGTGTTCGACGACGCGAATCTCCTGCCGTGCATCTCGTCCACGAATGTAAGTGAATCCTGCTCCGGCAACGCCTCGCCGTGCATGGGCTCGAACGTCTCCAGCTTCCTGACATTCTGTGAGATGCGCCTCCCGAACCGCTGCCTCAACCTCTCTAACGGGATAAGCCGCTCTCGCATGACACCCGTCTGTCTCGTATAGTCGATGCCAAACGAAGGCCACGACAACAGTTCGAGCGGGTGTATCACCTCGAAGTCATTAGTGAGTCCAATAGTAGGATGGTCCACCATATGCCCCTGCAACCCTACACTCCCATACGTCGTAAATATGTGTGACGCCCGCCTCTTGATGGAATTCAACTGTTCGGTGTCTGTAACTGAATCCAGAATCACCTGCCCCGTAGCGCGGTTCTGTATCGAAGTGAGAGACGTTCCTTCTCTGTCAACGTGAGGCTTTAGGTTGAACGCCTCCAACATCCCCTGCACTTTGTTTATCTCACGGATAAGATCGGACATCTGCACCGGCAATCGCCCGCGCTTGTGGTCACGCTCCGAAAGCTCGGCAGCCGCCACAATGCCCGAACCAAGCAACCCGTTGTGCCCGCTGTGAAACGGTTGCGCCACGAACCTCCGCGCGCCGTTGAGATATGCATGAGCCAATCGCCAACGAATAATGCGGGTTGACATACGCAAGCCCTCACGGGTCGCATGAATCCGCATCACATCGGCGAGATCCTTCCCAGTCGGCAGATCAGGCGTATTAAGCTCAACCGTCATCCTTCACCTCCACCTGCGCCGCCCCATTATCCGCCACCTTCTCCAGCACCACCTTTCGTTTGTCCTGCATTTCCTTAGCATAGTTCGTAGCGCGGAACCCAGGTACGCCGCCCAGCACCGTGTCACTTATCATCGCGGGCTTAGGCGCAGGAGGAGAGGGCGTAGGCTCATCGGGCGTGGACACGTCGGTCACGCCCTCCACACTCCCCTCCGTCTCCACAAGGAGCCCTGACTCATGCAAATAGAAGATGCGCGCCATCTCGTCATATCGCCATAAAGGCACCGCGATGTGCGATGTGCCGATTTGGAAGATGCCCGCTTCGTCCGTCATATCGCTGTGTGCTGCCTTCTCGCTCGCATAGGCGGCTCCTCACCGTCCCACCCCATCCTCCTATCCACAAGCGTATCCAGTTCCGCCTTACTCATGCCTAGGGAGACTGCCATGTGCATGAGGCTCATCCCCGTCTTGTGATCTATTGTTTCACCGTCCATCAACCGCTCATACGGGGTCTTCTCAACCTCGTCGTCGCCGATCCTAACGAACATCCCCGCCCTTGTCACGGCCTGCGGCATCGCCAGCGCAATATCTATGAGATCATCATGCTCCAACCCGCCATCCTTCACATACGGATTGAAGCCCTCTATCTGGTCATAGAACGTGGACCACGGCCACACATCCCGCTTCCACAGCGGCATCTTGATCTTGCCGTGCTCGAACCGCCACAGCGACCCCGCTATCCTCGCCGATTTTTCCGCCATGCCCGGATGCTTAGGAACGATCGTCGGCAACCACTCCACTCCCATCGCGTCACTCGCGCGCACCCTCACGATCTCCGAGATCGAGTCAATGAGCGAAGAACCTTCCTTCACTTTTTCAGGACAGATAAGCGGGCAGCGCCAGCGATCGGCCATGCCGAACAACTCGGTGACAAGAATCGCCTCTTTCGCTTGCGCAGCCCACAGGTCCATAATCAGCAGGTTGCCATTCTCATCTACAAGGAAAAGCCCACACGCCTTGAAGTCCGACGTTTTCTTCTCCCCATACGAAGTGTCCGCTGTCTGGAACATGAAGCAAGTAAACACCATGTCCTCAATCGTGCGCTCGATGAGTGTGTCCGTGTTCCCGTCATAATAACAGAGGATGCTCTTAGACTTGTAAGGCTTGAGCGCAAACGCCTCATCCGCACTCCCCTCATCAATCCACCACCCATGAAGCCGCTTGTCAAGCTCTGGGAAGAAGTTCGTGCCCGCCTCGCCCGGCTGCGCCATCATCTCCGCATTAAAGACGGCGGATCCCCAGTTCTCTTTTATCTGCACCAAGGTCTCCGTATCCTCGTGCAGCTTCAACCGCAACTTCTCCTCTTCGGTGGAGGGCCACATCTCGGGCCAGAACGACACCAGCACTTTGTTGCCTTTTTCATCTATCTCCTCATTAGCCGCCCTCGCAATGCGGCGGTGCCACTTGTTGAACCGGGAATCATCAGCAACCCTTGCTAGAGTCCCATCCGATAGTGTGGTCTCTTTAGTTTGGAGGGCATGCCACAGGTAGTGGCGCTTGGATACGAATGTGCCCACCCAATCTATGCCCACGTTGGGGCGCGAGAGCATGGGCATGATGATCTTGAATATGAGCGTTTCCATCCACTCACGAATCACCTCCATCGACGTGGACGCCTTGGGGTCGTACTCGGGATCATCCAGCAAATATCGGATGGGACGCCCACCCCTCTGCCGTGATTCCGCCGAGGTGGCGAAGAAGGATGAGCGGTTCGAGAGGACGAAGTTCTTCATGCCCTGCGAGCCCTCGGAGCGTCCGGGCTTTATGCGCCCGCCGTATTCGGGGGACCAATCATCGTTGATGCGGGGGTTCTCGTAGAGTTGGTAGCGGACCATCTCGCCCGTAAGCTCGGCGAGTTCGTTCGTAGACGTGGCGTAGATGAAGGAATAGCGAGGGCGCGCGATCATCTGCATGATAATGCGCTTGCGCTGCATGGAGGTCTTCGCGCCGCCCCGGGGCATCACCCCCGCAAGCCGCTTGTTCGTAATCGAAGCGCGCATGAATTCCCAGTGTTCTACGGGCGTGCGCAGGGGGTCGAAGTCGTAGAAGTAGGAGTCGAAGAGGACGTTGCCCTCGTCGTCGTGGTCCTGCTGCAAATAATATTTATCAAAGAAGTCGATGCCGCGCACGAAGGCTTCGCCCTTCTCGATGGGGTGGATTTTGTTGTTCCACAGCGTCCACTGGCGACAGGCGTTGACGCGCGCGAGCCGTTGCCCCTCCGAAGTGAGATCGTCGTAGTCGGGAGGGAGGGGATAGCAGGGGTTGTCTTCGTGGCGGAATGGAATGGGTTTCGCGGACATCAGATGTCCCAGTTAGCCTCGCATTCGCGCATGTAGACGATAGTTGCTGCGAAGCGGAGGAGGATGATGACAATGGACTCAGGCGACTGTGTGAGGAGCGGGCAATTCACTATCACCTCCAGAGCCGTCTTCGTCATCCTCGGGGTCAATGTCTCCCGGGTTTCCATAATAAGATCGTACACTTGTTGCGCTATTTGATCCCTCTGTTTCCCCAAGAGGATGGGTGGATCCTCCACGCTCATGTCCTCCAGCAGATCCTGGTAGCCCCTCGTGAATGCCAGTAGCGGGATTGACGAGAGGATCTCCTGAGTCCTGCGCAGGCACGTCCTCACGTTGTTCAGCCGGGACGCCGGAACTCTCTCCTCCAGAAGCTCGTCCACCGTCTTCTTCTTGGGAGGCTTCGGAGCCGCCTTCTTGGGAGGGCTCGTGGGGGAGGAAGGTTTCGGCTTTGTATCCGTTGCTGCCGTCATGGGGGGTCTCCTCCAAGCGCGTAAGTAGCTTGCGCGCGGCGGTTTGAGTGAGTGTTCCTTCTTCGTTCTGTGATACGAATGACTGCTGTGTACGGTTGATGTGGCCGTTCATCTCCGCCTTTTCACGCATGATGGCGCGAAGCTCTTTCGAGCCCGCTATCGACACCTTCGGGTCTTCGTGCCGTATGGCAGCGGCGATCTTCTTCGCCCAGTCAATCTGGTTGAAACCACCAGCTATGAGCCCGCCCGTGAAGCCATCTATGCCGTAGAAACTGACGATCGCGCCCACCTCGCTCTGAGATGAGTCCACGATCTCGCCGTTGGTGCGGTTTACGATGTGCTTCGGTTCAGGCGGCATATTGAGTCCCATCCGATAGGGGTTCGGGCTGG